TCAACATTTATTTAGCAAACTGGCCTCGCTTCGTGACCATTGCTGATGTTGAAGAAATGACTATTCAAGCGTTTGATCAAACTTCGCCAGGTTTCATAACCCTGTATGGAGAAAAACGCCTTGCAAGTACAGTGCGTGATCCCTTTGCTGGCATCCGTTTGGTTGGTGTCTAACCATGCCTGTTGATCAACTTGGCTATTTAAACATTGGTGCGCCTACCCGCAATCCATTCAATTACGAAAAGATTGAACAGATTGCGCGGGACAACGCCACCGCATGGTTGACGCTGGCTGAAATACGTCAGCAACTCAACTTGTTTGATGACACAAGTCAGGACACCTATTTGGCAGGTTTGGAAATTGCAACTCGTCAAGCTATTGAAGATTACTTGGGCATGAGCATTTTTGCCACAAGCTATCGGGTCTACTACAACGCCGCAAGTTTGTATGGCACACCTTTGTCTTTGGACTTGCCAGAGGTATCGCAGAACAATTCAACACCAATAAGCGGTGTGACAATCACCAATGTGAAATATTGGAATGACGCGACACCGCCCGTTTTAACGACTGTTGACCCTGCAACCTACTACTACGACAACTCAGGCAATAAAGTGGTCTTGCAGACGCTTCCAAGCGATCTGAACAGCAATATGACCAGCCCTGTGGTGTGCGAGTACGTTTCACCAGCAAATCCTGTGGCGGCATACGAGGTGATCAAGATTGCTGGCAAGCTGTTGTTGACGCATTTGTACAACAACCGCAGTGACACCACTGAAAAGATTCAGCATTCCATTCCCTTTGGCGTGTCTACGCTTTTAAGACCCTACAAACCCCTCGTAATGTAAGGTAAGACATGGCAATTGCACGGTTTGAAAACATTGCAGTTAACACGCTGAGTTTTGGTAAGACTGACTTTGGTGAGCAGACTACCACTCAATCAGTGTGGTTCAACACTCGCGCAAGGGTTCATTCTGTGGCAAACCATGTCAAGATTGCCGACAAATACCGTGTGTATTCCGACATTGTGCAAATGACGTTGAATTACACGCCAAACTTAAAGACCATCATTGACAATCAGAATGCCTATTCGATCACTTGGCGCGGCTTTGATTGGCGAATCGACAACGTGCGCGAAGCAGATGACCGCATGAGCGCAATGCTGATGTGTGTTCGCAATGACCCTGTGGTGGCTGTCTAATGGCGCAGAACAATCCAGATGTCTACGGCAAGGCTATTCAGGCGCAGTTGCAATCAATCGTCACGCCTGTGCCTGTCTATGCCTCATTCAACCGCAATTTTGCGATTGAGCCGAAATTCATCACTTGGAATCTTCGCAATGTCCACCAGCCTGTTTATACAGGTCAGAATCAGAATAACAAGGGCATTGACCGACCGACATTCCAGATAAGTATTTTCACGCAACTGATCGAAGATGGTTTCACAATTTCAAATACCATCTTACAATCATTGCACGGTTATTCGGGGCTTTTTGGTGGCGCAACATATGGGTTTTGGATTGCCAAAGCCGATGTGTTTTGGCTTTACAACTCATACAACAATGAGCAAAAGCTTGCGGAAATCTTTCTCGATTGCACTTTGGACATTCCAACATAAAACATAAATTGCAACTTTTTTGAAGGACGATTGATATGCCATTACCAACGAAAGTCTTGCCGGGGTATGTAGCCTCGCTGTATGTGCAACCCACATCAACACCAACACCTTTGACCACCGCACAACTATCGTTGATTGCAAGCGTTTCTCCGCTTACTGTCAGCGGCAATTTGTTGCAAGTGGAGGCAGTGCCTGTTTTCGGTCAGGATGATGCAATGGCTTCATTCGGCGTTGCTGGCTCGCGTCAATCAGACAAGTTGCCTACACAAAGCGCACCGACCAGCTTGACAATTACTGTCGCTTGGAATCCAAGTGATTCAGTGCTGTTGCTTGTCCGCGCTGACGCATACAGTGGCCTCATTGACCGCACTTATGTGATTCAGGCTACCGATGGCACAGGAACAATCAATTACGCCTTTAATGCGCGTGTAGGTCAGTTTCAGATTGATTCGCAACCCGGCGCAGAAGCCAAGGCTGTTTTCACTTTGCATCCCCGTGGCAATCAATACGGTTGGACAAACACCGCTTAATCAGGAGAATCAAACATGGCATTACCATCAAAAGTTTTACCCGGCTTTGTCGCATCGATGTGGATGCAGACAACAGCTTCACCGTTTACCACCGCAAACTTGGCGGTGTGGACGGCATCAGTTGCAACCATTGTCGGCACATCCGCTGGCGGTACAGGCGCATCAGGCACAGCATTGGCAACGATTGAGGCCATCCCTGTGTTCGGGCAGGATGATGCAGTAGCGAGCTTCGGCGTTGCTGGTTCACGCCAAAGCGACAAACTGCCAACGCAATCTGCGCCTACATCATTGACCATTACAGCCGCTTGGAATCCATCTGATGCTGGTTTGTTGTTGGTTCGTGCTGACGCTTATTCTGGTCTGGTTGATCGGACTTATGTGATTGCGGCTTATGATGGCACAAACACCATTGCTTATGCTTTTAATGGTCGTGTTGGTCAATTCCAAATTGACGCACAACCAGGCGCAGAAGCCAAAGCTGTGTTCACCATCCATCCTCGCGGCAATCAGTACGGCTGGAGTAATACTTGATGAAAGTCGCTGATGCTGTTGAAGTGTTGGCGACTACTTACCAATCCTTGGACATGATTGCTCAAGGGTTGGAAGTCAAAGCCAGCGAAGTTGCTACCGCGCTTGCAAAGGCAAAACCCGATACAGTTGAGTTTGTTTGCTTGACTGTATTGGCACGATACAACCCTGTGACAACAGAAGTTGCAACACCTGATCCAATAGAATAAACATGACTGACACAACAATACAAAACACAAATGATCTGTTGGGATTTCTGGTGAATCAAGCCGATCTTAGAAAAGATTGGTTTGGTTTCACCCAACAGAAAATGACCGCCATCACTTTGTCGCATGAGATTGCAAAAAATCATGCTGACAAAATGACACCAGACGAGATTGTTTCTTTTGCTCTTGAGCTTAACGAAATCATCTATCAGAAAATTGTTCGACCAACCACACGATATTGACATGACAAAACTTTCATCTGCATTTGGTGATACTACCAACATCCGCACCAAGACATTCGATCTGGCTGGACATAAATTCAAAGTCCGAGTGCCTTTGACCAAAGAACTGGAAGACTTGAATAAACGCATTCAAGAAGTGCCAGAAGATGCGTTAAAGCAACGATACGAAAAAGCCATTTCAGGATTGTCCAAAGACACCACCACTGAGGGCATCGAATTCAAAGAAGACGATGTTGTCATTGATGGACGGTCAACCAAAGAATTGATTCGCACCGCAATTCAGATTGAGAATCGGGTTGTTGAGTTCATTCGATTGCTGATTCCTGTTGATGGTGATTTGAGCCAGATCACCTATGCTGAAATTGATGAAGAATGGCCTTTTGCGATTCAGGTAGAGATGCTGGAAAAGATTGGTGAAGCGATCCAGCCAGGCTACAAAGACTCAAGAAAAAACTAACTCAGGACATTCACCTACAGGCAAGGGCTTACATCTTTGCCCACGGCGGGTGTCCTGACAACATCCCCACAGACGATATGCGGAACATCGAAATCATGTTGTCAGATGGAATGATCGGTCAGAAAGCTTTGGCTTTGGCTTTGAGCGGGTTTGCCACAGGAAACCTGAATTCAAAGATACAAAAAGGCGCACAGCATTTCACAATGAAAGATATTATTCCGTCCATGATTGATTACATCACGCCACCGTTGTCTGAGGAAGAAAAAAAGGCTCAGGTCAATGAGAGGTTGTTGACGTTCTTGAGTGCCGCACCAGGCGCGCAAAAATTCATGGCAAAGTCTGATGAATAACTACACGCCAAATCCTCGCACGTTTCGCTTGGAGGGCTTTGCGGAACTTGAAGATCAGCTTGTCCAGATGGGAAAGATGTTCAGGGCTGACCTTGCCGCCCGTCAAACGGTCGTTAAAGCCGCCAAAACTGCCATGCAAGGGGTTTATGCCAGCGCGGTCGCAAATGCGCCCTATGACGAGTCTAGTACTGGCCCTATTCATCTTCGCAACACCATCAGGCTGGATGCCAGAATTCCAAACAAGAGCGATTCCAAGTCTGCTTACGTCAATGAGACTGATGCCGCGATTGCAGTGGTTTCAGCGAAGCGAAGCGCGGTTTCTTTGTCGCAGGAATTTGGCAATGCAACTACGCCCATGCACGCTTTTTTGCGTCCTGCATTGGACTCAAATGCAGAGGAAGTTGTTAGAATTCTGAAAACCGAACTGGCTCAGGTTATTCCTGCTTACATTGCCAAGATGAACAAAGGGAAGAAAAAATAATGGCCTCAAGCAATATCGCTCGATTAGGTGTTGTCCTTGGGATTGACACTGCCGCTTTTCAGGCTGATGTTGATAAAGCTATTCAGGCAAATAAAGGATTAAAAGATGCTATCAAACGCGATAGCGAAGCGGCATCAAAAGAAATTCTTAATCTTAAATATGCGACAGAAGATTACGGTAAAGAAATTACCAAAGTCGCGCAAATTGAACGTGAAATTAAAGCTGGTAGATATGAAAATGCTTCACCTTTAATTGTTCAAGAATTAAAACAAAGAGCGGCGGCATATGATGCTCTTGCCAATTCATCCAAAAAAGCAATGGGTGGAATGAATGCACAGCAACAGCTTCAGTTGACCTATCAGACCACTGACTTGATAACTCAGATTGCGTCAGGTCAAAGCGCAATGATTGCTTTGATGCAACAGGGCGGTCAGCTTAAAGACTCAATGGGTGGTCTTGGCCCAATGTTCAGAATGTTGGCTGGATTGATTACGCCATTTTCAGTTTCTGTTGGCTTACTTGCTATTGGCCTTGGTTCTGTCGGATATGCAACATATTCTGCTCGCAAAGAATTAGATGAATTGCAAAATACGATTGCTTTAACTGGTGGATACACCAAAGACATGGGTGATCGGTTTTATACAACGAGTCGATACCTCAGTGAAAATTTGAATGTCAGTGTTGGAGATGCCAAGAATGTTTTGATGGCATTGATAGAGTCTGGCAAATTCACAAGCACTACCATTGACAATGTAAGCCAGACAATTCTTACATTTGCAAAAGTAACTGGTATTGATGCAACGCAAGCGGCTCAAAAACTTATTCCATCTTTGGATGGCACTGCTTCATCTTCCAAACGATTAAATGACCAATATCATTTTTTGACATTGGAGCAATACAAGCAAATTGAAGCACTTGAAAAACAAGGCAAGATTCAAGAAGCAATCATTATTCAATCGACTGCACTTGAACAATCGCTTCAATCGCAAAAAAGAGAACTCAGTAATTTAGAAAAAGCATGGGCTGGAGTTAGAGATAGCGCATCGCAAGCTTGGGATGCGATGCAGAGTAAATTTCGCGCACCGACTGTTGTTGAAGAACTTTCAATTGTCAGCAAAAAAATATACGATTTGCAAAAAGCTGCAAATGGTGAAAATGGTTACGCACGGCAAGATGCCCTTGATAAGATGCCGCAGTTTGTTGCAAGATATGAAAAGCTAGCACATGATTACTTGATGACTTTGGCTGAAGTGCAAGCCAAAGAAAAAGAAGCTTCAAACGTAGATGATTATGCAAAAAACAATCAGAAACGATTAAGCTTGATGGATGCCATTAGAGCGCAAGAAAGAGAAAATGCGTATCAAGGAGCTATATTTCAAGAAAATGAAATTATGCGAATTGAGCTTGAGGGTCAGAAAAAAATAGCTGATTTAAAAGCAGACATCAATCAAAAAAATCGTGATGAAGAATTTAAATTTGAAGTAGCAAGAAGCATTGAATACAACACAAAGCTTGTAGGTATAGAAGCGGAAACAGCCATGAAAATCACGGCTGTTCGCAATAAGCAATTTCAAGCTCGATTGGAAGATGAAAGAGCATATGCTCAAAAAGAACAAGATGATTTATCTGCGGCAAGTAAAGCCTATGATCAAATTACAAATGCTATGAATGGAAACATTCGTGCTGAACAGCATTCACTTGATCTTGAAAAACAAAAGCTGTTGATGAAATATGAAACTATCGGAATGTCTGAAAAGGAAATAGCTTTAAGACAGGAAATGATTGATTATGAAGAAAAGCTTTATCAATTGGAACTTAGATCAGATTTAGAAAAAGAAGATCGATTGAAATATGCTGAACGCTACAAAGAAATGCACTATGAAAAAATGCAATTGATCGAAATGACAGATCGATATAAGACGTTGGATGAAATGGCAAAAAGTGTTTATTCCAACATGGGAAATTATGTTGATGAGTTTGTGCGAACAGGCAAATTTTCATTTGCTGATTTTGTAAGAAGCACAATTCAAGGATTGATTGCAATTCAAATGAAAGCTCAAATAACATCGCTCACTGGTGGTTCATCAGGTATTGGTGATGCTCTTAAAGGTGTTTTTGGTGGTTTGTTTTCTGGCGGTTCAAGTTCTGGCGGTGTGGGATATGGTGGCGTTATACCAGGAGCAGTTAGTCTTCGTGCCGATGGTGGCCCTGTATCAAGCAATTCACCATACATTGTTGGTGAGGTTGGCCCTGAATTGTTTGTTCCATCAGGCGCAGGAACAATCATTCCCAACAACATGATGAGCGGCGGCGGTGGTCAGACCATCAACTACAACGGCCCATACATTGCCAACATGAGTGCAATCGACACTCAGACAGGCGTTCAATTCTTGGCGAAGAACAAGCAGACCATTTGGGCTTCGTATCAATCGGCAAATCGTTCAGTTCCAGTATCGAGGTAAAACATGGCAGTCCCAAATACATTTGCAACAGACGCATCACCAATTCCATTGGCAGACTTGGATGCAAACTTTGCCTACTACGATGCAGCACTTAGCGCATCAGGTGCAAACTTGGTTTTTCAAGGATTGCAAGCCACTAAACAAACTGCGCCAACGATTGCAAGTGCCACAACGATTGCGCCAACAACATCTATTTTGTTTGTGTCTGGCGTTACCGCTGTTGCCACCATTACTGCGCCAACGCCTATTTCATTGACAGGCGGTCAAATTACAATTATTCCAACTGGAATTTTTACAACAACAACAGCGGGTAATATTGCATTGGCTTCAACCGCCGTAGTGGGTAAGGCATTGATAATGACTTACAACCAAGGCACTTTGAAATGGTATCCATCTTATTAAGGTCATGCCATGAGCTTACAAAGTATCCTATCAATCGCTGAAACCGTCAACATCAACGACCATAAATTTGCTGGTCAAATGTTGTCGCGCAATATGCGTATTAGCACATCTGAGATTCTGACTGTTCAGCCGTTTCAGTTCACCATCAAGCCAATGAACTATTTGCAATACAGCACCAATCGGTCGGTGTTGTCTGCGCTTCGCACTGCTGACCGAATCACAGAGCAATACATTAACTTTGGCACAACTGGCTGGCTGAATTACATCAAGTATCAAGGCGATATGTCCAGCGTTCAAGCCAACGCGACAACGATTGAAGTTGGAACAACAGGCAAAAACATTATTCTTGGCACACTGCCAGCAATTACTTCAACCTTGTACATTGTCAAAACAGGCGACTTCATTCAAATTGACCGATATGCTTATATTGCAACGGCTGATGTACAGCGCGGCGGTTCATCGACTGTAACCATTCCTGTTCATCGCACCATCATGACCACTGTATCGGCTCAAAGCCCTGCTGTAATAGGTCAGTATGGCACGACAACGAGCTTGGGCGGTTCAACCTATACAGGCGTGACTTTCCCTGTTGTCTTGCGCGATTACCCGACCTACACGCTTGTACCAATGACCAATGATTCATTCATCCAATGGGATGGTGCGTTTAATGCTTACGAAGTGGTGTTGTAAATGAACATAATTGCGCCAGTTGAAGATACCAACGTCATTCGCTATGCCGACTTTGTGCGAATCACAACGGCATCGGCTGTTTATCGGTTTTCAACTGCGCCGACCGCAATCACTGTTGCATCGGTTGATGCTTTGCCATTTACAGGGTTGAGTCAGTTGGTCAGCATTGGTTCAGCCACAAGGGACATCAAAAGCACCGCCAACGAAACAACAGTGACTTTGATAGGCATAGATACCACTATGCTGTCGCTTGTTCTTGGTGCGGGTATCAAAGGCTCTAAGATTGAAATGTGGCATGGATTCTTTAATGCGGCTGGCAACTTGATAACTACAACCAATTCAGCATGGATTAACTCATCAAACTATTATCTTGAATGGACAAACAATAAAAATGTTCAAGTGCCGTGGCAGTCATCTGTTTCAAGTAGCGGCCTGTACCAATATTTCACAGGGTTTATCAACAGCTTCAGCATCAGTGAACAGTGGATGGAAGAAATTCGCGGTTATGTCGGCACGGTCACCGTCAGCGCATCCAGCATTCAGCTTATTTTGCAAAACCGCACGGCTGGTCGATACACCAACAATAACGCATGGACTCAATTCAATGCGACCGACACCAGCATGAATCGCGTCAACTTCATTCAAACCATAAACTATCAATTTGGTAAAAACGCATCACCCAACTCATAGGACAAAACATGATAAGACAAGCTAACAAATTTGACATGGATTCGATTGTTCGAATGCTCAAGGCATACCGCGACAAAGCACCAGCACAATTCCTGCGTGATTCCAACAATCAGGAACATATTGAAAAGCTGGTTACCAACATCATTGCTGGCGCGGGTTTTATTTTGTTGGCAGTCAAAGAAGATGATCCTGTGGGCATGATTATTGGCGCACAGCATCCCAATATTTGGAATCCTGAAGTGACGCAAGTCAGCGAGATTGCATTCTGGTTGGATGAAGAACATAGAGGCGGTAAATTGGCGCATAGATTACTTCATGCCTACATTCAACAATGTGAAGAATGGAAGCAAGAAAACCGCATTCATTTTTTCAGTCTCAGTAAAATGGTCAACAGTCCCGACTTGTCTTATGAAAAGTTCGGTTTTGAAAAGCTAGAGGAAACTTGGATTAAATAATGCCCGGCTCAATAATTGCTTATGCTATCTTGGGTGTAAATACAGGCTACGCTTATGCCGCCTTGTCTTTTGCCATCAACATGGTGGCATCGTCAATTCTTGCCAAGCAATTTTCCAACGATTCAAACCTCAACAGCACAGGCGGCGACCAATTAAACCCAGGCAGTCGCTTGCAGATTCCTCCTGCTGGCGACAACAAGATTCCAGTTATTTATGGCTCTGCCTACACCGGCGGCACGATCACTGACGTATCTATTACCAGCGATTATCAAAACCTGTATTACTGCCTTGCTTTGTGTGAAGTGACCAATACCGAAAGCGGCGGCACAGCCGACACAATCACTTTTGGCAACGTCTATTGGGGCGGCAAGCGGGTTGTTTTTGATGGGACAGGCTATGTGGTGGCTTCGCTGTTGGACGAATCCACAGGGCTTTACGATTATTCAGTGGCTGGCAAACTGGAATTCTATTTTTACAAGAACGGCTCAACAAATCCGACAAATAGCAGTTTCTATGCGTACAGCCCTCAAGTCATGGGCAACACCAATTTGGTTTACAAATGGGATACCACCAAGTTGATGAGCAATTGCGCTTTTGTAATTATCAAAATAAGGTATTCAGCAAGCGCAAATTTGACAGGCATTCAACAAACCAAGTTTCAAGTCACAAATTCCAGATATGCGCCCGGCGATTGCTTTAGCGATTATTTGTTTTCCACTCGCTATGGCGCGGCAATTCCTGCGGCAAACATTAACAGCACCAGCCTTGCCGCACTTAACGCTTATTGCAATCAAACATTTGTTTACACTACTTATACAGGCGTTGTAACAACATTGCCGCAAAGATTTCGCTTTGATGGCGTTTTGGATACTCAACAGCCCATCATGACAAATTTGCAATACATGGCTACTTGCTGTGATTGCTTGCTACGTTATAACGAAATTACAAACACATGGGGCGTGGTGGTTCAAAGCCCAACTTACACTGTGCCTATGCCGTTGAATGACAGCAACATTATTGGTTCTATCAATGTCACACCTTTGGATATTGCTTCATCGTTTAATATTGCAGAAGTAAAATTTCCAGACAGTTCAGCGCAAGACAGTTTTAATTCGGCAACATTTAATCTTGCTGTTACCAATCCATCATTGCTTTATCCCAATGAACCCGTGAACAAACAGACAATCAGTTTGCCACTGGTCAACAATGATGTTCGCGCACAATATCTTGCCAATCGTTTTTTGGAAGCCTGTCGTGAAGATTTGCAAATTCAATTGACCATTGATTACGAGGGTTTGCAATTAGAAGCTGGCGACATTGTTTCATTGACCAATGCAAATTATGGTTGGTCTGCTAAATTATTTCGCATTGCTAAAGTGACAGAAAATTTTGGCTCTGATGGAACAATTACGGCAACGCTGATGCTGACTGAGTACAACAGCGCAGTCTATGATGACATAAACATTACGCAATTCACGCCATCACCTAACACAGGTTTGGCATCACCTTTGACATTTGGAACAATTCCAACACCATCGGTTGCCGCAAATTATCCAAATGCCGCCAACCCATATTTTATAGTTAACACCAATACTTCATCGGCTGGTATTGTTGATTATGTTGAACTGTGGTATTCCGCTTATTCAAGTCCAACTACAGCACAGCGCATTTTTGCGGGTACAACTGCAATTGCATCAGACGGAAATCCCTATTCACCAAATACCGCATTAACGGTCACGCTGACAGACATTGCCGCTGGTAATTGGTATTTCTTCACCCGCATGGTGAATGGCCTTGGCTCAAGCATTTACAGTTCAGCGTCATCGGTTTTTCAATGGCGACCAACTACGTTTACATATCAAAATCAATATTTGGTTGTTGCGTATGGTGATGATCTTGTTGGGACAGGTATTTCATCGTCACCGACAGGCAAGAATTATTATGGCTTGTATAACTCAACATCAAACACATACAGTTCAACAGCATCAAATTACACATGGTATTTGGCGCAACCTACATTTGGCACGGTCAATAAACTTGCATACATAAATCGCACAGGCAGAAAATTCAGTTTTGGTACTGCGCCAGCAGGATACGCTTCATCGACTGCGGCTTATGTGCCTACATCTACGTTTGACAATTCATTGTGGTCTGCTTTGCCTGATGGCACAAATTACATTGATCTTGATGTACGCACTGGTCAACTTACGCGCACAGGCACAACAACTGTTGGCTCTGGTCAGATTGCCATTAGCAATAATCCTGATGGAACAATGATTGGGTCTTTGGCTCAATTTTTAAATTTTGGTGGTGCATCAACTTATACAAGTTCAGTTGCATCATTGACCATTGACATTTATGGTCGCGTTGTTGGTATTGTGCCGCCTGACAGTTTTTATTACACATCAGAAGATTTCACGGCAACCGCTGGTCAAACAGTATTTACACCAACTGCAAGACAAGCTGGATATATTACTGGTCAAGATTTGGTTTATCGCAATGGCGTTTTGTTGGACACCACCGAATACACTGAATCAAGCACAACAGTGACCATGAACACTGCTTGCATAGTTGGTGAATATGTTGCAATTGTTTCATTTAGATCAGTTGCGTTATCTAATACTTATGAAGATATTGGATTGCTTTATTCAAGTGGCACAGGTACAACTACATTAACATATTCCAATTTGCCGCACAACACTATTCAAACTGGTGATTTATTAACATTTGGAAACACGTTAGGCACAACAACAATTACCGCTGGTTCCTTTGTTATTGGAACGACATATCAAATTACTTCACTTGGTTCAACTCCAACAAATTTTGTTGCAATTGGTGCGGCATCTAATACTGTTGGGCTGGTATTTAAAGCAACTGGTGTTGGAACAGGAACAGGAACGGCGGTCACAGCACCCGCACAATACACGGTTTCAACAATCAATTATGTGACCAAACAAATTGTATTTACTGCGGCATTTACTGCAACCGCTGGAAATTCTGTTTATCGCTATAGATCATCAGGTTCAACATATCCATCATTCAGTCGTTGGACTGCCACATTGACTGCGGCAAGCACTTACACGCCCACAACATTCCAATTGGTATCAGGTTCAGAATTATTGTTTTTAAATGGTACTCAAGTCAACGATCAAGATTATGATTTGGTTGGTAACACAATCAATAATTTTCCATCAAGTGCAACAGGCAATTTGACAATACTTCAATTTGCGCCAAACAATCAAGGCGTACCAAATGGGTTGCCAGCGGCAGTATCAACATTCACAATCAGCGGAACATCGGTTTACAATTATTCTTATACGCCAGCGTATTTTGAAATCTTTGCTAATGGAACTTATTACAAACAAGGCACTGATTACACAACAGCAACAGGTTCATATACGCTTGTACCAACACCAACCAACAACACAACAGTTCTTGTTCAACAGACTTACAACGCATCAGGGGCGGCATAATGACTCAAGCATTTAATCTTTCACAACTTGCAAACAATGTAAACACTAGCGGTCAGCTTAATGCGGCGGCTGGTTTATATAACCAAGTTCCTGTTGCAAACGGCGGTACTGGTTTATCAACTGCAACAGGTGCGCTTGTTGGTGCTGGTGCAACTATTTCTGCTATTGCAGCGGGTACAGCTGGAAATGTATTAACGTCAAATGGAACAACATGGACATCAGCAGCAGCAACTGGTGGCGCGGCAACAGTCACTACTATTTATACATCGCCAGCACCTTGGACAAGGTCACCAACACTTAAAGCGTTAAAAGTGACAATTGTTGCTGGCGGCGGCGGTGGCGGCGGTAGTAATACTGCGGGGCCAGCCTCAGCCGGTGGAGGTGGTGGAAATGGCGGTATTTTATATGGCTACGCTCAAGCACCAGCAATACCCGGTCCTGTTACTGTTACTGTTGGAACTGGTGGGTCTGGTGGTGGGCCAAGCGGAAATGGAACATCAGGCGGCACAAGTTCTTTTGGTGCTATTTTTTCTACTACTGGTGGTGCTGGTGGTGTTGCTGGGCCAACGAGTTCTCCAACACCGGGGGCTAATGGTGCTTCTGGCGGGTCATTTGCAATTTCATCAACAGCTACAATTTCTTCTTTGCAATTAACAAACCCAAGAGTTACTAATACTAATGGTATATTAAGTGGTTTTGGCGTTACTCAAACCTTTAATAATCCAGCACCAGCAGGTGCTGGTTATGGTGCTGGTGGAAGTGGAACAACTCTTAACACAGGCACTGGCGGCGCAGGGTCAACAGGATTTGTTATTGTTGAGGAGTTTTATTGATGAAAGCACTTATTTCACCACAAGAGGCAAGAGAATCTGGTTATCGTGTTGCTGAAGTTGTTGATGACCACATGGAATTTGCAGTAGCAGAGCCATTATTTTGGGTAGACTGTGCAGATATCGACAAAGCAGATCAATGTTGGTATGACCCAAGCGACCAGACAATTAAACCATTTGACATTACAGGATAAATTATGTGCGATCAACTCAGTCAATTCATTGTTGAAAAATATGTCCATCTCAAGGACTTTCTTGCCAAAGAATCATGTGCTGAGTTAACCGCTGAATTAAAACGTCTGGTTGCTGAAAAACAAACCACACAAGACAGTCAATGTCCAAAGTCAGAAGCAATTCACGGCGCAATGGCATTTGATAAATTGCTGGTTGATTTGTTGCCATACTTTGAAAAAGCATCAGGCAAACGGCTTTATCCCACATATTCGTATGCCCGACTGTATGCGCCCAATGATGAATTAACCATTCACACCGACCGCGAATCTTGCGAAATCAGCGCAACTTTGACGCTTGGATTTGATGGCGATGTGTGGCCTATATACATGGGCGATGATGGCAAAGCCAACGCAAGCAAGATTGACATGGCTGTGGGCGATGCTGTGCTTTACAGGGGATGTGACAAGCATCATTGGCGCGAGATATACACAGAGGGTAAATGGCAAGCTCAAGTGTTTTTGCATTATGTGGATGCTGATGGCCCACACAGAGAATGGAAGTTTGACAAG